GGTTCAACTGGTTCAAGCAACGCAACATTTACAGCAGCTTCAGACACAACAGCAAGTTCCGCAAACGCTAAGTTAAATCTTGCAGCAGGTGCTCTTGGAGATGCTCCTGTTGAACGTTCTTTGGTTGCAATAGATCGGAAGAGCGGCGTGTGCTCTTCCGATCTGGTTCAACTGGTTCAAGCAACGCAACATTTACAGCAGCTTCAGACACAACAGCAAGTTCCGCAAACGCTAAGTTAAATCTTGCAGCAGGTGCTCTTGGAGATGCTCCTGTTGAACGTTCTTTGGTTGCAATAGGACAAGCTCCTGCAAACATTGGAACATCAGCAGATCCTGTGGATGCATCTACATCTTCAAAAGAACGTGTATATGTAGCACGCAGAGTTGTGCAGGTAGAGGTTACATCGCATGGATTAAAGCGTGATACTGCAACTGTATTCCCAGTTCAGTTCCGTTGCCTTCCTGACGATAATGATCTTTACGACGGAGCAGAATACGGTGTAATAATTGACCGTGTTTACAGCTCTCTCTAAAAATTAAATATTGTAAATTATTAAAGGCCCGCCCCCAAAGGGGCGGGACCTTTATGTTTTTTATACATAAATTGCTATAATTATACACAGATAACTAAAGGAGAAAAATGCCAACAACAGTATATGAAACAGTAGATATTACTCTTTCTAATGGGAAAACAATTACAGTAAAACCACTAACAATAAGAAATTTAAAAAAATTCCTTCAAGTAGTTAAGCCTTTTCAAGAAGGTACAATTACTCAAGAAGAAGATGCTATGGAAGTTTTTATTAAAGCTGGAATGATTTGCATGGAACAATTTGCACCAGATCTTGCAGAAGATCAAGAAAAATTTGAAGACACCATTGAAGTACCAACTTTAATGAAAATATTGGAAGTTGCCGGAGGGTTAAAACTTAATAACGATGACCCAAACTTCCCAGGGGCGAATCTAGCTGGGAATCTCTAGATCTCGCCTCTTTAGAATCCGAAGCTTTTCTTCTAGGTCAATGGAAGAATTATGATGATCTTGAATCATCATTATCTATTGAAGAGTTGTTAGCAACTATTGATGCGTCAAGAAAAAAAGAACAGGCACATCAAAAATTCTTAGCAGCACTTCAAGGAGTTGATTTAGAAGAAAATTTGCCGGAAGGTGAAGACATAACTAAGGTGAAGGGATTCCGTGCAAGTCAAGACGGTTTCGGAATAGGCTTAGGACTAGGTCACATTGTGGAGGATGGTTCATAGTTGAATAACATTCAATTAAATATAATAGCAAATGCTCAATTCCAACAAGTATATGCTGAAGTAGCTAAATTAAAAGAAGCGATGCTTTCGCTTCAAAAAGCATCCGTAGGTGGACCCTTCACACCAGCAAATGTTGCAGTATTAAACTGTGCACAACAAGCTTTTGATCATGCTGTACTTTCAACCAGAGCTTTTAATATAGAGTCTGTTGCAATGACAAGCAATGTTGAAAAATTTGGAAAACAATTACAAGCTGGAAAATTAAGTTTAAGTAATTATTACAAAATATGGAGAGACAGTGCCAGAGGCACCTCTGCAGAACTAGATAAATTAGCAACATCTCAAGCACGTTTAAACAGATCCATAGCTATAGCCGACCCGCTTAGACCAGGTTATGCGAAACTTGTAACCGATATTAATGGCGTCGTAACAGCCCAAGAAAAACAATTATTTTATCAAAAAGCATTAAATACCGCATTGCAACAAGGATCAATTAAGTTAATTGATTTTGGTAAAAATACGCAATGGATGGGTCGCCAATTAACTGTTGGTTTGACAATGCCTTTGGCTATGTTCGGAGCAGGCGTATCCAGTACGTTTATAAGCGTAGATAAAGAATTAACAAGAATGCAAAAAGTTTATGGAACAGGCTTGGTGCAACCAACACAAGCTGCTTTAAAACAAATAAGAGCAGACGTACAGGCTTTAGGAACTGAACTTGCAAAAACTTTAGGAACATCTGTTCAAGAAACGTCAGCAATGGCAGCAGATCTTGCTGCTACAGGGCTTGAAGGAACAAAATTACTTGGAGCAACAAGGGAAGCTATCAGACTTTCTACTCTTGGAGAATTAGATCATCAACAAGCAATGCAAGCAACGGTATCATTACAAAATGTATATAAATTAAGTACTCAAGGATTAACCGAAGCTGTTAACTTTTTAAATGCTGTAGAAAACCAAACTTCAACATCTTTGCAAGATTTAGTTGATGCAATCCCTCGTGTTGGCCCGATAGTACAACAGCTAGGCGGGACATTTAAAGACACAGCAGCAATGATGGTTGCCATGAAAGAAGCAGGTGTTCCCGCAGCGCAAGGCGCGAATGCAATAAAATCAGCATTGTCATCATTAATAAATCCAACAAAGTCTGCCAAAGACGCCTTTGCAGCGTATAACATTAATATAGCAAGTATAGCAAAATCAACAGGCGGATCTCCAATAGCAATGTTAAAAGCACTGGCAGATCAAATGAAAGATTTAGATAGATTAGCACAAGCTCAACTTATTGAAAAAATGTTTGGAAAATATCAATATGCAAGAATTCAAGCTTTACTTGATAATATAAATAAAGTTGGAAGTCAGACACAAACAGTATTTAATTTAATGGGAGCATCTACGCAAGATTTGGCTACACTTGCATCAAACGAATTAAAGCAACAAACAGAATCGGCAAGTGGTAAGTTTAAGAGAATGGTAGAAACTGTTAAAGCAGACTTACTTCCACTTGGAAACATGTTTCTTGAATCTTTTACAAGAATAGGAAATATAGTTGATAAAATAGCTTCTGCATTTAAAGCTTTGTCTCATGCAATGGGACCAACTGCTAAAATATTTGGAACAATTTTTGGCGGAGGCCTAGCTGGATTAGTAATTGTTGGTCCAATAATAATGTTAGTTGGTTTATTTGCCAATTTAATTGGTAATATATTGCGTGGCGCAAATGCTATGCGAATGTTTAAACAAGGAATGGATAGCGCATCCGGATCTGAAAATAAATTCCTTGCAGGCTTACATGGAATGCGTAATTTTTACGAAGACTTAGATAAAGGAATGATTGCAGCTAGAAATCAAATGGATTTAATGCCAGATGCAATCACTAGCAATGCAAGAGCTTTTGAAGTTTTAAGTATAGAGATAGATAAATTAACAAGACAATTCATTGCATTCGGAGAAGCCCAAGCAGCGTCAATGGGAATTCCAATGGTTGCAAAAAATCCATTACTTGGTCAAGCAAAATTACCAGGATTTGCTAGCGGAGGTTTGGTACCAGGTTCTGGAAACGGCGACAGTGTTTTTGCAATGCTTACACCGGGAGAATTTGTTGTAAACAAAAAATCAACACAACAATTTGGTTCTGCAATTAATGCAATAAATAACGGTTCAATTACCGGATTTAATAACGGCGGTCCTGTCCTAGGACATATGGCAGCAAATTTTGAGCCAGGTTCAAGTGAATTTGAATCTGTTCTAAATAGTAAAACAGGATTTAGAAGATTTAGTCAAATGGGTGGAATATTTAGAGTTATGTCCAACCTTACTGCAAGAATGTCGCATCAATTAAATTCTTTGCTAAGAGAAGGTTCTGCTACAACAGAACAATTCTTATCTGGGTTTGATGCTGGCGGTCCACTTAAATTTGGTGAATCTGCAATAAAGGGTGGAATGAAGTTAAGCAGACTTAGAGATCCACAAATTCAATCTGCTATGACTCAATTTGAGGAAGAGCTTAAAAAACGTGTAATTGCATTAAATAAACAAACCCTATCAGACAATGATATATACGCAGTTACTAAAACATTAATACAAGATTTTAAAGCAAACGGAGCTGCAGCAGAAGAGCTTATGGTTGCATTAGAAAATTCATCAAAAAGTGTTGGTGGATTTAGAGCTTTTCTTGATAAAGCAAGAGTAAAAGCTGAAGTTGAATTAGGCAACATAGAAAGAGTAGTTTCTTCTACAAGTAAATACCCGCATCCTACTGGAGTTCTTAGAGTTGACGGAACAACAGTCGGTGAATTTGGAGGATCTAGAGGGCCAGGCGGTATTGGCGATATCTCAAGAAATAGATATGGTCTTAGTAAAGCAGCACAAATACAATTAGACGAAATAAGAAATGAATACAAGGCTTATGCTGGTATAGCAAGCCCATCAGAAATGTTTAGTAATGAAGTTGGAAAACCTATATCGGAGGGAATTGCAAAGGGAATAACCGAAGCAACGCCAGTAGTAAAAACAGCAGCTTCAAAAATGCTACAAGCAACTCAAATGGAATTAGATTTGGGAGTTCCAAAAGTAGGAACAACAATAAAAGAAGATTTTATGAAGTCTATATGGATTCCTCTAGAAGAAGAAGCGATAGTAGCAGGACACAGTACTGGTAAATCTGTAATTACTGGAATAGAAGAAGAAGTAAATTCTGGATTATCAAGAAATAGACTTTCTAATATAAA